GGCTGTATTTTGCTAAGGCAGCTCTGCTGTCCTCATTACTAAGCACCGTACCTGAAGTTTGTGGAATTAGAAGTTCCGGCCCGCGCTCGCCCACGATGTAGGGCCTGTTTGCGCTGACTGGGCCGCCATCTGCTCTAAAAAGTAGACCTAATAAACCGCTTCCGCCTGCGCCGCTTCCATTTCCTACTGCACCAATTGCTTTTGTAACCGCCGCCAAAATTAAGGCTTTGCCCACCGCAGCAAGAATGTCTGACGCTAGAGCTTGGAATGCTTCACCTAAAGTTTGAGTACCTTGGACCGCTCCAATAAGTGCGTCCGTAATGCCTGTGCTTAGTTGTTCACCTACATCGGTGGCAAGCTGCTTACTAAACCCTAGCTCTTTGTTTAAATTTGCAGCGTTTTCTACTGCTTCATTCTTCTTAACCGGTAACTTGCCTAAAAGTATGGCGATTTCCTCTAGTTCTTTTTTAACTTTTTGAATTGTTTCTAAGTCCTGTTTATCTGCATCTACTCCTTTAAGTTTAGCCAACTGTATTTTAAGCTCAACATCTAATACTTCAAGGTTTGCTTTTCTAAGCGCAAACACTGATTCAACTCTTTGGATAGCGACTGCTTGTGCTTCACTACGTCCTTCGGCTTGTAGTTCAAGTACACGCTGTTGTGCATCTAAAGCGTCTTTTTGCTGTATAAGCAAACTGTTTATTGTACGCTCATCTTCAAGTCTTATATTGGTTACCTTAGCCAACTCTGCTTCTTTGTTTTCTGCTTTTAGGATGTCTAGACTTTTTAGTCTCTCTGCGGTTAATTGGCGCTGGCGCTCTATTAAGCTATCAAATGCTACGTCCACTCCAGTGGTGGGTACGCTGCCTCCGCCTATAGCTGCCAGTGGGTTTAGCTGCTGAGGGGGTTTAGCTTTGTCTAGCTTTAATCTTTCGTCTCTAATTGCGTCAATTACTGTCTGAACTTGTTGGGCTGCTTCAAAGGCACCAGCGTTCACTAGCAGTAAGCGTGTTGATTCTTGTTCTTGCTTTAATACATCCAAGCGAATTTTGGCTATGGCCAGTTCTAGATCAAATCTATTAGAAGCGGTAACTTCATTAGCGCGTGCGATGTTTAAATTTATGTCTTCTATCCTACGTGCAGTATCTAAGTTTAGTTTTGATACTTGTTTGGCTATCTGTACTTTGAATTTTTCGCCCTCTAGTTCTAGGTTTAGTGTTTCAAACGCGGCGTCACGTTTAATTTGTGCTTTTTTCTGCTCTGCGCTTAACTCAGCTTCGGCAATAGCTCTAAAAGCATCATCAACTGTCTGTGCAGTTGCCGCAAGCTCAGGTCGCGTTCCAGCGGAAACAGCAGCCTCTTGTTGCCGTTGGGATGCGGCTCTATTGGCTGCTCGTAGCTCTGAAAGTTGGTTGGCAGCACGCTGATTTTCTATTTCGTTTGCTTTTTGTATGCCTTTTATGCGTAAAGCTAGGATACGTTGCTCGACACTTTCGCGAATGTTGCCTAAGTTTTCTTCATAAGATTTTAAAATGTCGGCGCGTTGCTTATCGTAATTTGTTTGCAATTCTTGCTGTTTTTGTACTGCCTGTGTAAAATTGTTCGCAACAGACGAGGCGGTAAGTTGGGCGTTTAAAGTATTTTGTTGCCGCTGTAATTTAGTTATATTATCTTGGATCTGTTGTTCTGAGGTAATACTTTTATTTTCTACTTTACTTGCACGAGAACCCTTAAATGTTTCAACTATACTGAGCAGTTCGTCGGGGGCAAGTAGAGATAAATAATTGGCAGCGGCGTCTCCTGTGCGGGTGCTCTTTCCTTCTTTGCCGAACCTTTCTTTTACTACTTTTTCAATAGCTTTAGCTATTTGTTTATCAAATTCTTTTAGGTCTTTGTTTGATAAATCTTTGCGTAAATTTTCAGATACAGTTCTTCCTAATTGTACTTTAAGTCCTTTATTTACAATACCAAGTACATCACTTAAAGGCCCAGCTGCTATAGCTTCTAGTGCTAGCTTAAGCTCTCCAAAAAGTTCCGCTGTTCTTTGTGTTTCTAAGCCTAAATTTCGTAAACTGTTTATTCCTTCCCTGCCGATTACTCCGTTTATTTTTTCTTGTAGTATATTTGAAGCTTTTTGAGATTCGCCCACTGCAATAAGCGAATCTACAGTTTTCTTAGTTGTTTTATCTAGTAAACTAAATTTTTCATTTAATGCGTCTAAGTTTTTAAGGGGGTCTTCTAGCGCCTTGGCTGTGTCTTGGGCGGATTTTACCAGCTCGTCAAAAGCAGTACCTAGTGCCGTGCCTACCAGTGATAGCCCGAAGCCAAACTGACCTCCTGCAAGCCCACCTAACCCTCCACCAGCAGCACCACCTAATGAAGCGCCAATCCCTTGTCCGAAGAGTAGTGGGAACGCTCCACCGATAATTGCGTTACTTGCGGCATCCTGTAATTTTTTATTTCGCTCTATGCGCTGTTTAGCCGCAGGACTGCCTGGGATGCCTACCGCACCACCAACTGGGCTAGTCTGGCCTGTAAGGGTTAAAGCTTGGCTTCTTGCTTTGCGTTTATCGGCTGAAGCTTTTAAACGCTTGTCAAAATCATCTAAGGCTTCTTTGTTATTTCGCTTGATGCGTTGGAGCAACTCATCCTGTTTTTTGCCTTCTATTTCTGCCGCCTCTAAAACGGCGTCTATTTTTTCAGTGCGTAACTTTCTAATGAAATTTCTTTCAATGTTGAACAGTTCGTCTTGGTATGCTTTTAATGCTGCAAATTCTTCTTGATTGGCTTTGCTTTTTAGTGCAGCGTCTTTTGCGATATTTTCTGCGCGTCTGGTGCGGTCTTCTTTTTGGCGGCGGGCGGGACTTCTGTTGTCAATACTGGAGCTAATTGCCTCACCGCGCGCCTCTGCAGCTAAAGCTTTGACTTCGTTAGCGCCACGAACCAGTGCTTCCTGAGCGTCTACCTGCTTGTTTTTTTCTTCTGCGGTTTTCCTATTTAAAGCAAGCAACGCCTCCTGAAGTTTTATGTCATCTTCTTGTACGGCCCTGAGCCTTGCAACACGGCCCCCTACTGCGGAGCTTTGGCCCACTAAAGATTGATCTGCCCCAAACGTAGAAGCTGCACTTGGGCCTATAGGGTCTGGGAACTGAGTCCTTTCCCTTATCCCCGCAGAAGCTAGCCTAGCTTTTCTCTCATTTTCTGCTACCTCAGCAAGCAACTGGGCACGTTCTCGTAAACCCGCGTTTAAATTTCGGGTTGCGTTAAGATAGTCAACTGCAGCTACTTTTGCCTCGGATGTTTCTAAGGCAACTTCGTTAAAATTAGACGCGGCAGAAGCTAGTGCCCGGTTTAAATTATTTATATTTCTAGGTAAACCCTGCCCAAACGTTTCTAAAAATCCGTTTACATTTTTTACTAGCTCACTGGTTTGCTCAAGCTTGCTCTTAAACCTATTAAGCTCTTGTGCGCCTTTTACTGCTATCTCAATTTCAGCTCTGTATGCCACGATCCACAGCTGGTACGTCGTTTTCTATTCTAGGCCCAGAATGGGTTACCTTCGGCGGCGGGCTTTTTCCATTTCCTTCTCTTGGTCCTCATTAAGGATCTGGAAATAGGCGCTCCAGCCAATTAGCTCTTCGGCTGTCATTGTGGTGCGGACTTCGGTCAAGCTCATGCCAAGCTCCTTGGCCACGCCAAACTGCAGCATGAGCCAGTTGTCTTTACGAAGTTCCGCGCTTAGGATTTTGGGTCCATTGGCTCTTCATCGTCTTGAAGAACAGCAAGCATCAAAGATTGCAAATCTTTGTCCTTCACCTCGTTCTTTAAAACGTCGATTTCACCAGCTGAAAACAAACGCTTACCGTTTTCATCTTGGGCTTTAGACAGCAGTAGTTGCAGTGCGAACGCGCCAGCGTCGTCGGACTTTGCTTGCTTTTGGGCGCGTTCTCGTTCCGCCATTGTCATAGGCGTTACCCACATCTCAAATACTGAGCCATCGG